GAATCGAAAAGGTATGATGAGGCACTTTACCATAACGCTATATTGCCGAGAATTATCGACATGGTAGCTAAGTATGGACCGAAAGGGCTACGCATCCACAAGTACTACGGTAAAGATGGTAGATCAACTTATAAGTCAGAAGAGTATGAGGCGTTAAAAGCTAAGATACTTGACTGGTCTAAACTAGACTAAAAGTTTTGGGATTGTTACAGCAAACTTTTATGCATTTGACTTTTAATCAAAAACGCAAAAAAGCAATCCCGTTGAGTTTTAGGATCGTTTCCGCATAAAATGCATTCCTCTGAAAAGGAAAGGTCTCGGTGCAAATCCGAGGGGATCCACCAAATACATACGGAGCTGTTCCTTAAGATGGGTAAGAATGCTTCGGCAAATCGTCTTCGTGTGTATCTGATGGGTCCTTGGTGTAATAGTAGCACGTTAAGCAAACGCGATCCTGTTGAATTATAATTATGGAGAAAGTGATGGCAGATCTTAAGGTAGTACCATTCGTTAATATGTTTGGTCAAACGATTAATCCCGGTGAAGATATTATCTATGCTGGTACATCGTGGAAGTCTACGACGTTTCGTAAGGGTAAGTTCGTAGGAGCTTATTATCAAAATGTTTCACGAAGCGTTGTGTCGAGAGACATTGAAGGTAATATCATCAAGGATGAACGTGGTCATACTAAGTATGACCTTGTTACAGAATACAAGCCTGTGGCTGTTAAAATTGAACAGGTTTATGGCGCGAAATGGGTTTATAACCACGAAACGAAGAAGGGCGATTATATCCCTCATTTTCGTGTAGCGGTTCTTCCTCGGATGAGAGTTTTCCGTCTAGACGCTAAGATGTCTGATCTAGAAAACTCCAGTTTCTAAAAGTTTTGGGTTTCTTACAGCAAACAATCAATGGCGTAAGCCATCGTAGCTCATTTGGTAGAGCATCTGTCTTGTAAACAGAGTGTAGTGGGTTCAATTCCCACCGAAAAATAGAAACCCGTTGACTTTAAATAGTGTGTAGAGTATATTAAGAATCTAGATTGAGTTCAGCAACTAAAAAAATCAAACTTGAAATTTGAAAAAAGTTCAATCTGTTGAAAAAGGAAAGTGAAAATGTCTACTTTTGTTAATGCCGTTAAGAACCAGGAAGCTCGTACCGAGAACGGTATGAAGGCTCGAGCTTCTACTGCTTCCGCTTGCGTTGATTTGTTCTTCAACGTCGGCGCTATGCGTGGTAAGAACGTAGTTCCTGCGTTCACTGCTGCGTATGTAGAGAACCAGGATCTTGCTGCACGTATCGCTCTTTGGGCTCGCGACGTTCGTGGCGGCGCTGGTGAGCGTAAGGTGTTCCGCGACATTCTCCGTGAGCTTGTTCTCAAGGACGAGGACCGCGCTATAGCTTTGATGCGCAAGATCCCTGAGCTTGGTCGTTGGGACGACCTGTTGGTCTTTGACAAGGACTCAGCTGCTGAGGCAGTTGCGTTCACTTTGATCAAGGATGCTTTGGATGCAGGCAATGGTCTGTGTGCTAAGTGGATGCCACGTAAGGGTGAGGATGCGGCTCGTCTGCGTTCGTTCCTTGGTTGGACTCCAAAGTACTACCGTAAGCGTCTGGTCGAACTGACTAAGGTTGTCGAGCAGAACATGTGTGCGAACAAGTGGGATGAAATCAACTTCAACCACGTTCCTTCTGTTGCGTCCTCACGTTACAAGAAGGCGTTTGCTCGTCATACGCCAAAGTACAAGGAATGGGTGGAGAAGCTCGTAAAGGGTGATCCAACTGCAAAGGTTAACGCTGGAGCAGTGTACCCATACGATGTACTGAAGGGTGTTATCGGTGCATACCGACTGAGCTATGAAAAGGCCAACCTTGACCACATCGTGGCTCAGTGGGAGGCTTTGCCTAACTACGTTGGTGATGCGAACATCCTGCCAATCGTCGACGTCTCTGGCTCAATGATGTCACCTGCAGGTGGTTACGGCTCTAAGTCGTTGACTACTTGTCTTGATGTTTCTGTTTCGCTTGGTCTTTACCTTGCAGACAAGAACAAGGGTAAGTTCAAGGATACGTTCTTGACTTTCTCTGACAAGCCTGAGCTTATGCACTTGAAGGGCAACATTCTGGGTAAGATCCAGCAGATGTCAGCTTCAGAATGGGGTATGAGCACTAATCTTCACGCAGCAATGCGTAAGATCCTTGATGTCGCAGTCAAGGGTAATGTGCCTCAGGAGGAAATGCCTGACATGCTGTTGATCCTTTCGGATATGCAGTTCAATGCTTGTGTTCGTTTCGACGACTCAGCGATGGAAATGATCGAGCGTAAGTTCGAAGCTGCTGGGTACAAGGTGCCTAAGATCGTGTTCTGGAACCTTAACGCAAAGGACAACGTTCCTGTTAAGTTCGACAAGCGCGATACTGCTCTTGTTTCTGGTTTCTCTCCAGCCATCGTTAAGGCGGTTCTGTCCGGTAACATGGAAAACTTCACACCTGAAGGGATCATGTTGAAGGCAGTAATGAACGATCGTTACGACTACTAAAAGAGGGGGAAGAAATTCCCCCTAAATACTAGACAATTGCGGGGTTGGTATATGGGTTGTGCTCTAGCCTTCCAAGCTAGTGAAACGGGTTCGAGTCCCGTACCCCGCTCCAATCTATCCAATCTAATAAAGGTGTATTATGATCAGGAAAGAACTAAACATCGCAGAAGTAAAGACGTTTATCGACGCTCAAACACCAGAAACTAAAGTTTATCTTGGTGGTGACTCAGAACGTTTTCAGATCAACGGTGTTTGGCATGCAGACTATATCAACGTTGTAGTTGTTCACAAAAACGGTAAGAATGGTTGTCGTGTGTTTGGTGGTATCGTGCGTGAGCGCGACTATGATCAGCAAAAGGATAAGCCTCGTATGCGTCTGATGAACGAAGTTATGAAGACCGCTCAACTTTACATGGACCTTCATGACGTTCTTGAAAACCGTGATGTTGAAATCCACTTGGACATTAATCCAAACAAGGAACACGGTTCTTCATGCGTTATCAACGAAGCTGTTGGTTACATCCGTGGTATGTGTAACATCATACCTTTGGTCAAGCCAAACGCTTGGGCTGCCAGCTACTGTGCTGACCGTTACAAGGACGCTATTCAGCACATTAACCATAAGCAGGATGCAGCTTAATGGATTTTATTATCCCGACAATTCTGGGTGCTTATGTCATTGGCATAAGCATCCTTGTCATACGCAACAATCTCCGCTTCTATAAATAATATTGGTATTCCGGTATTGCACCGAAAGGTGTAATTTCGCGCTATGTTTATACATAGCAAAACCCAACGCGCCTGTAGCTTAAAGGTGAAGCTGACAGCTCATAACTGTCTGAGTATAGGTTCGAGTCCTATCGGGCGCACCAACTAAGAAAGGAGATAATAATGTCAAAGTTATTATTCTCACTACTTGCAGTAGGATTTATGTTTGTTAACGTTCCTACTGCTGATGCTGGCAAAGTAAAGGCATCGTGGTACGATTGCGCTAAACCCGGAGAATGCAGTAGGCACAAAATTACCGCAAATGGCGAAAAATTTAATCCTAATGCTCTCACCGCCGCCCATAGGACTCTGCCGTTCGGCACTAAAGTAAGAGTCACTTATAAGGGTAGGTCTGTAATAGTTCGGATCAATGACCGTGGACCATTCATTAAAGGTAGGTCACTTGATCTTTCTAGAGCTGCAGCTAGAAAAATCGGTTGTAAGGGTGTATGCGTAGTTACAATTAAAGTATTGTAAAACACAATAAGTAGTAGGGGGAAACTCCTACTACTTTTTTCAGGGGAAAAGAATGATTATAAAAGAAGAAAAACCAACTATCCCCTCAATTGAAGATTATCACTATTATCTCTTCAACGAGGACTTCAATTCTAAATCTACTGGCGACTTGATCAAGTTTATTATTGAAAGAAACTTAATTATCAAAGATAGACCGAAGATGATGAAGTTGATAATCAACTCTCCTGGCGGAGAAGTTAATTCAGCCTTCGCGTTAATTGATACTATAAAAGGTTCAAAAATACCTGTATATACTTACGGACTTGGAGAAATTGCCAGCTGCGGATTGTTAACTTTTATCGCAGGTGAAAAGGGCAAAAGATTTATTACCAGAAACACAGCAATTTTATCACACCAATTCAGCTGGGGTTCTTGGGGCAAAGAACATGAGCTTATGGCTCGCGTTAAAGAGTTCAACAACACACAAGAGAGAATTATAGAACACTATAAAAGATGTACAGGATTAACTGACAAGCAAATCAAAACTTATTTATTGCCGCCAGAAGATGTTTGGCTTACTGCTAAAGAAGCAGTTAAGTATGGTATTGCGGATGAGATTGTAGAATTCTATTAACAGATAAATAAAGCTTTACTAATAATCAAAATGGTATTATAATAGAGGTTATGATGAATGTAATTTTGTACACCAAAGATAATTGTTCTTACTGCACCAACACCAAGTTGCTTTTAACAAGCAAGGGTATTTCCTTTACTGAAATGAAATTAGGTGAAGATTTTACACGCGAAACTCTTCTAGAAATGTTTCCTGAAGCCAAAACGTTTCCTGTCATTGTCGTTGATGGCTTTAATATTGGTGGTTATGTTCAGCTTAAAGAAAAGTTAAATAACACTTTACAAGAGAGCAGAAAATTCTTAACTGAAGGAATATAATATGTATAATCGTGATACTATTCTTAAAGATTTGAGAGAAAATGTTGTTGAGGTTTCTTTCAATAAAATCAATGGTGAACAAAGGCTTATGCGTTGCACTTTGATGCCAGGTCATTTACCAAAATCCTACAACGAAAATATCCAAGAACAATCTGAAGAAAAAGAATTTCACCAACAGAATCCTAATGTAATTGCTGCATGGGATGTCCAAAAAGGTGGATGGCGTTCATTCAGAATAGACTCTGTAGAGTACCTACAGGTTATCGACGGTTATTGATCAAATTCAATAACTATTTTTCAACAACTAATAGGAGTTAAAATGGTATGTCATACTGGGGTTATCACCTAATTCTCGATTGCGCTGGACTTAACCCAAAATCAATCAGAAGCAAAGAAAACATTTATAATTTTGCCAAGCAGCTTGTCAAGGATATTGACATGGTTGCTTATGGTGAGCCACAGATCGTTAAGTTCGGTCATAGTGGTAAGGAAGGGTATACATTAGTTCAGCTTATTGAGACCAGTAATATATGCGTCCATTTCGTTGAAGAAGATAACACTGCATACTTCGATATCTTCTCTTGCAAGACTTATGATAATGATGTTGTTATTGGTCTTGTCGAGGAATATTTCGGAGCAACAAGCGTACGCCAAACATATCTAACTAGACAGGCATAATGTGTTGGTAGTTGGCTTCACCTGCAGCACATTTGATCTATTACATGCTGGTCATGTAGCGATGCTTGCGGAGTGTAAGCAACACTGCGATTATCTAGTAGTTGGTCTTCAGGTCGATCCATCAAAAGATCGACCTGAGAAAAACAAACCTGTTCAATCTGTATATGAAAGATATATACAGTTGAGGGGATGCACATACGTTGACGAAGTGATTCCGTATGAAACCGAAGAAGATTTAATAAACCTTCTGGCTATAGAAGATATACATGTTAGATTCGTTGGCCAAGAATATGAAGGCACTTGTTTAACAGGTGAAGATATTTGTGAACGAAGAGAAATCCGAATTCACTACAATAGCAGACTACATAATTATAGTTCAAGCGAATTGAGGAGAAGATTGAAATGAGTTTCAGTGATCAATTTTTCGAAGAAGTTGTAAATATAGCATCGCAAATTAATAAGAACACAATTGAAAAGATTGTTACAGAATTAAATATTCTTAGAGAAAAAAATGGTCGTGTATTTGTTATTGGCGTAGGTGGTTCCGCTGGTAATGCTTCTCACATGGTCAATGACCTACGTAAGCTATGTAACATTGAAGCTTATTGTCCAACTGACAACGTGCCTGAGTTGACTGCTCGTACAAATGATGAAGGGTTTCATACTGTATTTGACAGATACCTTGCTGTCAGCAACTTTGGCGAAAACGATGCTATCTTTGTTTTGTCAGTTGGTGGTGGTGATAAGGAAAAGAATGTTTCTGTTGGTATCATTAATGCTGCTCAATTTGCTAAGGCAAACAGAGGACAGGTGTTTGGTATTGTTGGTAAAAAGGATGGTTACATTGCTAAGAATGCGGATCTTTGCGTAGTTGTGCCTGATGTTGAACCTAAACGAATTACTCCTCATAGCGAAGCATTTCAAGCTGTTGTTTGGCATTGTATCGTTTCAAATCCTAAATTACAAGAAAACTCTACTAAATGGTAAAAATTTGTTTCATTGATAGAGACGGTGTAATTAACAAGTTAATTCCTCGTGATGGTATAACTGCTTGTGCGCCATGGACCTTAGAACAGTTTGAATACCTACCTAAGGTTCAAGAAGCTTTTTATAATATTAAAAATAAAGGTTATATTATAATCATAGCAACTAATCAGCCAGACGTTAAAGATGGCTATATGACTTGGGATAATCTAAACGCAATCCATAACAAGATCAGATCAGATTTTGAAATTGATGAATTGTACATGGCTCATACTAGAGGTGCACCAGACTACAAACCTAATCCTGGTATGTTGTTGGGAGGTTTGGAATATTACGATGCTGATCCTGTACAATGTTATTTTATTGGCGATAGTGACAAAGATATAATTGCTGGTAACAGGGCTGGTATAAATACAATATGGGTAAATGATAAGTGGTTAGAAAACAAAGAGTGGAATCTTAAACAAGATTACAAAGATAAGTATGGTGATATAAAGCCTGATTATATTACTGATAGTTTATGGCGGGCAAGCTTTTTAATTTAGGAGTTATGAATGATTGATGTGTACGCCGATGGCGCAGATTATAATGGTATTATAGATGCAGCAATGAACAAGAACATCAAGGGATTTACTACCAATCCTACCTTGATGAAGGCTGCTGGAGTCACAGACTTTTCAAAGTTTGCCAACGATATTATCCCTCACTTAAAAGATATTAGACCTGATACAAACATCAGCTTAGAAGTTTTTGCTGACGAGCAAGACGAAATGCTTCGTCAGGCAAAGATTATTGCAGGTTGGGGAGACAAGTACGACTTCAAGGTATATGTTAAGATTCCTGTAATGAACACCAAGGGAGTTTCTAACTACAATCTTATTGGCGATCTTGCTAGAGACGGCATCAACGTAAATGTTACTGCTGTGTTTACAGAGCATCAGACAATGGATATTCTAGAGCAAATTCAAGATGTAACTGGTTCAGTAATTATTTCTATTTTCGCTGGTAGAATTGCTGACACTTTACGTGATCCAGAAAAGATCGTTACTAAGTGTTTGAGTTTAGACAGAGACGCAAAGGCTAATTTCCTTTGGGCTTCTTGTCGCGAAGTGTTTAATTACACTCAAGCTTACCGTTCTGGTTGTGACATCATTACGATGACTCCTGATCAGATCAAGAAGTTTTCATTACAGAACAAGAACCTCGAAGAATACTCGATGGAAACTGTTCAAATGTTTTACAATGATGCACAAAAGTCGGGATATGTTCTATGAGTGGATTTGAAGAAAACGAAATTTCCAAGAATGCTAATGGCGGAACTGAAATCGCCAAGCGCAGACTAGCTGAGTTAATCAACCCAGAACTTCTACAGGAAAGTCAGATTATTTGTTCTCGGCTTAGAGAATATCAGCCAGAAAAGCTTCGAGTGTTTTGGTGTCATGATTTGCCTGAAGATCCTGAGTCAGCCAAGTTTAAAGATGCTGAGTTCCAAAGAAATATACACAAGTACATTTTTATTTCAAACTGGCAGTTTCAACGTTATCAGCTATTTCATGGCGTTAAGTATGATGGTAAGTCAGACGTTATTGAATCTGGTATTGAACCCGCTCCACAATCAGCATTAAATAAACCTGATGATGGTAAAATTCACATTGTGTACACTTCTACACCACAGAGAGGTTTAGAGATTCTTGTACCTGTGTTTAAGTTCTTGGCGCAAAATAATCCCAACATTCACTTGCATGTTTTCTCTAGCTTTAAGATTTATGGTTGGGATCAGATGGACAAGCAGTACGAACCATTGTATAATGAAATTCGTAACCATCCGCAAATGACGTATCATGGCTATAAACCTAATGCGGAACTGAAAGAGTTTATCAACAAGTGTCACATTTTCGCTTATCCTTCTATTTGGCAGGAAACTAGCTGTCGTGCTATGCTAGAAGCTATGTCTGCTGGTTTGGTTTGCGTCCATACAAGCTATGGTGCATTGCCTGAAACTTCTGGTATGTTGAATATCATGTATCGCGGCGACATGGAAGACAGAAATCATCATGGACAAATTTTGGTACAGCATTTGGGTGCTGCTATTCAAATGATTAATTCTGACAATTATGAAAACATGATCAACTTTAACAAGATCTATGTTGATAGTAGATATAATATCAACAGAATTGTTGGGCAGTGGGAAACAATGCTTGGCGATTTAAAGTGGAGATACCCTACTGTCGACAGCCGAAAGGCAAAGAAGGAAATGTTTATTTACAGGACTAACCATCTATGATTATTTCCAGAACTCCTCTACGTATCAGCTTCTTCAGCGGTGGTAGTGATATGCCCTCGTTCTTTCTTAGAGAACGAGGTGCTGCTCTGTCAGTTACAATCAACAAGTACATATATGTTATGATGCACAAAACTCCACACCTTGGTATCAAAACAATGTATGATACAATTGAGCAAACAGCTGACATTGAACTTATGCAGCATGCTATTACAAGAGAAAGCTTGAAGCATTTTAATATCGACAACGATGTAACAATTGCTTCTATCTCTGATATTTTGTCGAGGGGTTCTGGTCTTGGTTCTTCTTCAGCCTTTACTACAGGATTGCTAAATTGTTTGGCTGAAGGTAACTACACCAGAGAACATTTAGCACAAACAGCATATCATATTGAAAGAAATATGTGTAAGTTTCCTGTTGGTAAACAGGATCAATATGCAGCAGCTTATGGTGGGTTAAACGTTTTTCAATTTGAAACAGATGATGTGGTAACTGTTAAACCTGTTGTTAACAATAATGAAAGTTGGAACAAGTTACAGAACAATCTCCTGCTTATCTATAGTGGTCGTGGTAGATCAGCTAATAGTATTTTACAAAAACAAGCTGCAGCTATGGACGAAAAAGATAAATTCAAGCTAGTAGCACGAAACAGAGATAGAGCTTTCGTTGGGGCTAATCTTTTCTCTGCTGGTTTGATTGACGATTTCGGAGCATTGTTTCATGATGCTTGGATGGACAAAAAGGGATTGGCAAAAGAGATCACCAACGATTATTTCGATGTTATCTACGACAAAGCTTTGAAGGCTGGAGCTATTGGCGGCAAACTGCTTGGCGCTGGCGGTGGAGGATTCTTTTTATTCTATGTGAAACCTGACCACAGAGAAAAAGTTATCCATGCTGTTACTCACGAATCTAGCTGTAAGGTTTATGACTTCAAATTCGTTGAACAAGGATCGACGATTATATCTAGTTGCTAAATTAATAAATACATTGACAAATATACAAAAGGATGGTATAATAACAATGTATAAGACTGGATTATAAATGATTAGCAACAATGTAGTAACCTTCCCGAAACCTTACTCTGGCCCTAAACAAAATGTCACACCGGAAAATATATCACACAATTTGGACATGATGAAACAATTTCATATTCAAGAAACATTGACGAATGTTATTCCAATGATATTCAACCAGTTAGATATTTCCGGATTTTCGCTTGATGAAGAAGATCCATCAGAAGATGAATCAATAAAGGATGGTGCTTTGATTGTAGAATCGATTAGATCTTTTATGTGTAAGTTTTATGGAATCGAACATCCTTTTCAAACATTAGCTAAGAATGTTTTCGAAGCCGATGATAAAGAGCCTGAAACACTAAATATAGTTAACAGCTTAAATATTAAATTGAAAGAAGAAGATTAATCTTCATAGGTGATATTATGATTATTGTTGACCTTAATCAAGTTATGCTTTCGAATCTATTAATGCAACTTGGCAACCATACTAACGCACAGATAGAAGAAAATATGGTAAGACATATGATTCTAAATTCCTTGCGTTCATACAGAACTAAATTTTTCTCAGAGTACGGAGAATTAGTTATCGCTTGCGATAATACGAATTATTGGCGCAGGAAAGTATTTCCTTACTATAAGGCCAATAGAAAGAAAGCTCAAGAAAAGTCAGAAGTTGACTGGAAGGCAGTATTCGAATGCCTGAATAAGATTCGTTCTGAGCTAAAAGAATATTTCCCTTACAGAGTAATTGATATTGAGTCTGCCGAAGCAGATGACGTCATTGCTACACTGGTATTCTCAGCAGCATTGCAGGATGCTCCCCAAGAAAGTAAGGTATTAATTCTTTCTGGCGACAAAGATTTTATTCAACTGCATTCCTACGGCAACGTCAAGCAGTATGATCCTACTCGCAAAAAGTGGATCGTTCACCCTGATCCTTTCTCGTACAAGAGAGAACATATCTTGAAGGGAGATTCTAGTGATGGTGTTCCCAACATTCTTTCTTCTGACAACTGTTTTGTTATCGGTGAGCGTCAGCGTCCGCTTACTGCTAAGAAAATCGAATACTATCTCAAGATTCAACCAAATGAGATGGAAACTAACATTGCTCGTAATTACTTCCGTAACGAACAGCTTATCGACTTGGACCATGTTCCAGAAGATATTCGTTTGAAGGTAATGGAATCTTATTACTCGCAGGATAATAAAGATCGTTCAAAGCTGATGAATTATTTTATCGCGAATAGACTTCGCAATTTAACTGAACATATTGGAGAATTTTAATGGTAATTGGTGTAGCTGAGTTCCTAGAAAAAGTAGGTAAGTTAAAGAGAACTCAAGAAAAGATTGATGCTATCAGAGCAAATGATAGTCTTGTTTTGAGAATTGTACTCCAAGCAGGATATGATCCTAATGTACAGTGGGAGTTACCAGAAGGAACACCACCATACAAACCCAATGATTTAGTAGACCAAGAGCACGTTCTTATTAAAGATTGTGAAAAGCTAAGGTACTTTATCAAAGGATTTCACGATAATCTCCCTTCGATGAAGCGCGAAACTATGTTCGTAGAATTTCTAGAACGTATAGCGCCAAAGGATGCAGAGATGATTTGCCTTTTCAAGGACAAGAAGCCTATGAAGGGCATTACAATTCAACACGTAACAGAGGCATTACCGGGACTTATTCTAAATGAGCAAACAAACGCTGCGTAAATTTAAAAAGAACGATTATTCTTACGACGATGAAGATGAATACATAGATCATAAGAATAAAGTAGATAAACGTAAGCAACGAAGAATTGAGCGTGCACTAAGAACTAAAGACATTAGTGTACTAATTGAAAATGACGAAAATAATGATTGGGAATGATGCCAACATATAGATTCATAAACAATGATACTGGCGAAGAGTTTGAAGACTTTATGACCATATCTGATCTTGATGAATACCTCAAGAGCAATCAAAACATAACACAATTAGTTAACGGTGCTCCGTTAATCCATTCAGGCAGAGGATTGGGAAAGCCGGATAACGGTTTCCGAGACTTGCTGAAAGATATTAAAAGAAGAAATTCTAGAGGTATCACAAGGAGTACAGTTAATACTTTTTAGTAGGACAAAATGGAAGAAAAGAAAAAGCTATCAAGAAAAGAAAAAAGACTTATTAGGCAAAATAATAATAACAATAATGATAACAGCTATCAAGAAAAGCTAAACTTCCAATTAAAAAAAATAGAACCACTAACTAAACACCAAAGAGAATCTTTTGAAGCCTATGATGCAGGCAAAAACCTAATGCTTCATGGTATAGCAGGTACTGGTAAAAGTTTTATTTCCATGTATCTTGCGCTCCAACAAATTATAACTGAGGTGGATGGTCCGTATAAAAAAGTTATAATTGTTAGAAGTGTTGTGCCTACTAGAGATATGGGATTTCTTCCAGGCAATTCTAAAGAAAAAGCCAAGGTGTATGAAGCTCCGTACTATGCAATATGTACAGAACTGTTTGGGCGTGGAGATTCATATGAATACCTCAAGCAAAAGGGGTTGGTTGATTTTATTTCTACCTCTTTTATACGTGGTATCACTCTCAACAATTGCATTATTATTGTTGATGAAATCGCTAACATGACACTACATGAACTTGATTCAGTAATTACTCGCGTAGGTAAGAACTGTAAGATTATATTCTCAGGCGACTTTAGGCAATCTGATTTTACTAAAGATCATGAAAAAAATGGATTGCCTCAGTTTATGAGAATTGTTGACAAAATGAAATCTTTTGCTTTTATAGACTTTGATGAAAATGATATAGTCCGTAGTTCCATGGTGAAAGATTATATTATATGGAAGGACAGATTAGGAATTGTCGCGTAAAGAATTTAAACATACACTGGTCCCTCAGATCAGTTTGACAACACAAACAATCAACGGGCAGCGCTACTATGTGCTGCCCGATGGCGTAACTAAGCTCAAGTCAGTCACTACAATTTTATCAGAGAAACTCGATAAAACTGCTTTGTTAGAATGGCGCAAGAGGGTTGGTGAGGAAGAAGCTAACAGGATCTCTGCGCAATCAACACGTAGGGGAAACTCTATTCACAAGATAGCAGAGCGTTATGTTCTCAATGAAGAGAACATTTATCAAAATGAGATGCCTGTTAATGTCGAGTCGTTCCAACCTATCAAGTCCGCGCTGGACGCCCATGTAGATAATATTCTCGGAGTAGAACTACCGTTGTGTTCTAAGGCACTTGGTTGCGCTGGTAGAACAGACTTGGTAGCTGAATATGACGGAAAAGTTTCTATCATTGATTTTAAAACATCGAAAAAGTTAAAGAAAGAGGAATGGATTGAAAGCTATTTCCTACAGTCAACTGTATACTCAATGATGTTTGAACGCATCTACAGCATATCTGTTCCTCAAATTGTAATTATTTTAACTGTAGATAACGAAAGAACGCCCCAGACTTTCGTCATGGAGCGTTCTCGGTATGTTAATAGAGTGATAGAATTATTTACTTCTTAAAAAGGTTTCACATATATGGCCTTTCTCCGTACACCCAAGTTCCTAGCATCATTCTTGTTCCAGAGGTAATAGGTGTAACTTCGTGTAACATATATCCAGGATAAAAAACTAGAGAGCCTTTTTTCATATCAAGTTTATGTCTGCCGTTATTCGCAGTGATCGGTCTGTTACCATCATATAATATGAAGTCGCCGCCTTCGTAATCAATTCCTTGATTGGTTAAGGGTATTATACACGAAAGCTTTACTGTAGAATTGAACGGAGAATCGATATGGGTTGCCATGTGTCCACCCTTATTATACCTAAGCAATTCGAGCTTCTCGAATTTTGAGATCAAATAGTTATAATGTTTAGAATTTATTAACTGTACTGTTTTCTCTAGTTTGTTGTAAATGTCTTCAAACCCTTCGACATTTAGCCTTGCACTGTCTGCTATCTTGAGATCGAAGTTAAACCTTCCATTTCCCATAGTTGAAGGGGACAAATTATCTTGCCCCCATTCAATTAAACGATTTATCTCTTCATCAGTTAAAAAATCGTCAACAGCTGTTACAACATTTCTTTTGGGAACATCGAAAACCCAATACCAATTATCTATAAGTTTACCCATAATAACTCCACATTAATGGCGGAAGGTAAGGGATTTGAACCCTTGGTACCTCTAGCGAAGTACGACGGTTTAGCAAACCGCTGCTTTCGACCGCTCAGCCAACCTTCCTAATCTTGAATATAAATCGTAGTATTATCTGCGCCATAGTCCTTAACAAGTCGGAAAAGCCAACGAGCGTTTCTCGGATGCAAACGAATACAACCATGAGAAGCAGGACGACCCAACTTATTTATGGCGTCTGTTGCATGGATAGCATATCCTCCATGGAAGAAAATAGAGTGAGGCATTGGGGCATTGTTGTACTTGCTGGAGTAGTGCATCTTGGTAAGATAATATGGCTGATAGATGCCACGAGGCGTAGAGAAACCCTTACGACCTGTAGAAACATCCCACTCAAAATAATCGGTTGGAGTCTCCACATACATTGTTTGTTCTGAGATATCTACTACGATTGTTACCTCTTCAGCCTTTGCTCCAGTAACAAGCATAAAGATCGCTGCAATTACAATAGAAACATAAACAAAAAACTTGGCCATCATATATCCTTTGTTATCTCTTCAACTATTATATTATAGCTTATTTGATATTAAAAGTCAAATGGTGCCTGAGGTGGGACTCGAACCCACAACACTCGGTTTTTGAGACCGATGCGTCTACCGATTGCGCCACTCAGGCATGGTGCTGCCAGAGAGATTCGAACTCCCGACCTGATGATTACTAATCAACTGCTCTACCAACTGAGCTATGGCAGCTTCTAAAGTATTCTAACATCTCTTCAAATGTTTTTGGACCTAATGGTTTCCAATTAAGACCAAAGCATTCTTCACAACCTGCACAACATTTGGGAGAACCACAGGGTTTCTTAGTGCACTTTCCATAAAAGTATTCCCAATATGTCATAACAAGTTCCTAAATGGTGCGGATGGAGGGACTTGAACCCCCACTCCTTCCAGAACTGGTTTCTAAGACCAGCGCGGCTACCGTTACGCCACATCCGCATTATTGGTAGCCGATGAGAGATTCGAACTCCCGACAGCCTCGGTGTAAACGAGATACTCTACCGCTGAGTTAATCGGCCATAAATTGGAGCGGGTAGCGGGAATCGAACCCGCGCACTCTCCTTGGCAAGGAGAAAGGCTACCATTACATCATACCAGCATTTTATTCTATTTAGTTCTAGAAACTCTATGGTCTTCTACCATTTTATATAGGAAACGATGATCATAAATTTCAAGATCAGCGTCGCATTCTTTCATATCCCATACGATATCCCAAACATCTTTGGCGTTCATATCGTGTCCGTTTTCAATCGCGTTATTATAGCTTTCAACAACTCGATTGTATATTACCTTCTTGTCGTACTCTGTCATTTCCTCAAAGTTGTGACAGCCGCAATACTTACAACCAACGTTACTCATTTCTTCGTAAGTATCAAAGTGACGATAGTAAGCATGAGAACACTTACAGATACGATCATCACCGTAACTTGGGTTGTATACCCATTCGACTTTCATAATTTTAAGATATGGTTCATCACTCATTTCATTATCCTATAAATTGGTGCGTCATGGTAGAATCGAACTACCTTTTCCGGCTTATGAGACCAGCGAGATGCCCATCACCTCCCAAGACGCATTATAGTTTCTTCTCAATCTTTTTCCAAAGACGATCATATTCTTCATTGAGTTTCAAGAATTTCCAGAGAGTATCATCATACTCTGGATAACGCCACTGTCCGAGAACAGGTTTCTTGTTCCTCATCTTTTCAACAAGAACATCAATTCTCTGAGCTACGGCAGTTACTTTAGCGAACTCTTTCATCTTTACTCTCTAAATGGTGCAACCTCTCTGGATCGAACAGAGTTCTTCCGCTCTTCAGGCGGACGTGAGCACCAGCTTCACCAAGGTTGCTTTAATTTAAAATTCTAAGGAAGAAAGAACTATCTTCCCATTTTCTCTTTCTTGATTTCCTAACCTAATATGTTTTTCTTTATGAAACTCATCATAAAATATATCGTTCATGATAAGAACATCATATTCGATAGTATCGAGGTACTTTTCATCACCAAGAATTATTTCATAGAAAATTTGATTGAGGTTCATCGTGTAAACAGCACCATCATAACCTCTTTCTCTGTTCTCTATACCTATTACATTAAAATTGTTTTTTGTTAAAAGTAATGGTATAAGTCCTGTGCCAGTACCAAGATCAACTATCTTTTTATTACGATAAAGATCCGGATCAGAAATAATGTCTAAGGCTATCTTAGGGTTTGCATAATGAGGATCAGGAAACCGATCATAACCGTATATGTGTTTCCCACTAGCATATCCTGGGATATTAATCCCCTCTATGACCAAATGAACTCTTTCTGACCAAATCTTTTCGTTATCTGCGTTTAGATAAGACTTCATATTGAGAACCTAAAATGGAGCACCCGACAGGATTCGAACCTGCATCAGCCATCGCTGGCCACTTCCAGTTACCTTACTCTTGGTTCGTAGCCAAGGTGGATACGGATGCATAATTGGAGTAACTGGCCAGATTCGAACTGGCACCTCAAGGATTTGCAGTCCCGCGCATTAACCGTTTTGCTACAGTCACAATTTTGGCGATCCTAACGGGACTCGAACCCGCCTTTCCGGATAGACAGTCCGGAGCCTTCCCTGACGGCAATAGGACCAATGGATGCGTGGGGTAGGATTCGAACCTACGACCTTCTGCTTATGAGACAGACGAGCTGACCACTGCTCCACCCCGCAACATTATTTTTGTAATATACTATATCTTTAGATATTAATCAAGTCTTTTGTTGTCTTAGTAAAGAACCAACAAGTAGAAGGCGTGACACCAACCTTCTCATGAGAACAATGATCCTTGATCGCTTTAACGATTCCAGGATATGGATCGGCGAAGTCATGACCTGCGAACAATCCACCAACCTTAACCTTTGGATGCCAAGCTAGGAGATCCTTACGGAAGGACTCGTAGTCGTGAGAAGCATCGATAAACACAAAGTCAAGAGACTCATCTTCATACAGAGCAGCAGACTCGGCGCTGTCTCCCTTGATGCCCTTGACCATTCCTGGACGTTCCTGCTCAACAGGCTTCATGTTATTTGTAAAAACCTCGAACAAACGACCAGCCTGATTGTCGCGATCGTGCATCTGTCCAGGTTCAATAGGCGAACCAGTGAAGTTGTCAATACAATCGAGCGTGATTTCCTTACCGCTATTGATAATCTCAACAGCGAGGAACGAAGAACTTTGACCCTTCCAAGGACCAACCTCTACAAACTTGCCCTTCTGGGGAGCATTAGCTACCGCATAAGCATAAATGTCTGCGAAGTTAAACCAGCCTTCAACCTTTTGAAAATAATGTTCCATAGTTCCTCCAATTAATCAGTATCAATAACAAGATCGCCAGAAAGCGAGACTCTATAACCATCAGAAGTATAGAATGGGTTTACAGAGTGACCAAGCTTGGCTGGGAACAAACAAATAATTCCTTCATACTCATTATCAACTGGGAACGGGAAGCTACGGGTTTGTCCGAGAATGTCAGTGTAATAGGCTACAAAATTACCAGCTATAGGCAGCGTAGACTCTGGATACAGAGCTCGCTCGTCGGCAGCGTGATAAGGAACCTTGGCCCAAAGAGCGAACGAATAAACACCACCATGGATATGGTGCGGATGGAATTCATTCTTTGCCTGGAAGTTTACCCAGATATCCTTGAACTTAAACTTAGTAACCTTTGAGGCAACTTCTGTTACGTTACGAATATGATGCGGCTGGGACATCTGATCATGAGCCTGTGCTAGACCAACAATATACTCAAGCATTACAGGAATCAGTTCTTCACTAAGGTCAAACTCCTTGGCGATGTTCGCTGTCAGCTTATAGTTTGCCTTCTTACCTTCCTTAAAGTCTGTGTCCATAAGCTTTTGGACAACCTTGTTAACAGGGTCCATAATTTCCTTTGGAACTCTTTGAAATAAGACACCTGAGTTTGGGAAAGTGAAGAATAATCCTTGGCCTTCTTCGAGCCTTGTAATCTGATCCGCCATAATAATACCTCTCATTTAAGCATAAAGTAAACCACTTGTCTACACAAGTATTTAGTAGTGGAATTGGCGGAAGGCTGGCAGAATCGAACTCCATACCGGTCAAGGTACCACTCGTTTTCAAGACGAGGTTGCTCCCAGAGCAATTAACCTTCCATTATTGGCTCCCGTAGTAGGATTCGAACCTACCGCATAGTGATTAACAGTCACTCCTCTCCACCTAGGACAGTTCACGGGAATAAACTCGATGCGATTTCTTATAGTGGTTACGCCCTCCACTCTTCGTAGTATAGCTAGTATACCTAGATCTATTTATAAAGTCAAGGACTTAATTTGATTCCAACGCCAGATTAAACGCCATCTTAACCAAAACTTCTCGCGTCTATACAAGACAAAAAGATTCCTCCACCAGAGAGGGAAGGCGTAATCTTTAAATCTTCCAGTGTAAAAAGGATTATGAATAGCAAGGTACAAAGATCTAATTTTTCTTCTATGTCCTTTTGGCCATTCAGGAATAGCTTCCCAGTTTTTATTCATGTTATTCATAACAAATCCTTAATTGGCTGCCCTTCGTGGATTCGAACCACAATTGCTGGAGTCAGAGGCCAGAGTCCTGCCGTTAGACGAAAGGGCAATAATAAATTGGTCCCTGATGGTAGAATCGAACTACCGTAACTGGCTCCACAAACCAGCGTTCTACCATTGAACTAAACAGGGTTGGCAGCGCATAAGGGAATTGAACCCTTCTCCCCGGATTGAAAGCCCAGTATTCTAACCACTAAACTAATGCGCCATAATTGGAGGACTGGGTGGGACTCGAACCCACGATGTTGTATAGCAGATTAAAAGTCTGCGCCGTTCGCCACTACGGTAACCAGTCCGTATACTTTGTAGTGCGGCTACTTCTATAGACTATAAGCTATTACAACAACAATTACTGCCGCCCTTATTCATTACCCAGTAAACTGGCAGTCTATATCGGACGGTATCCCGCTGGAGGGACTCAGTAGGTACTCAGTATTGGCTGGAAGACTAGGGATCGAACCTAGATTCGTGGTTTCAAAGACCACCGTCCTACCGTTAGACGATCTTCCAATAAACTGGTTCCAGCGACGGATTCGAACCGTACTTTGGTAGTGTGCACCTACCGCCCCAGGCTATGCTAGAAATAAACTAAATACTCCGTCAACTCATAATATGGAGTATACTATGGAAACTTATATAAGTCAAGTCATTTATTTACCCTTTTCTTGGGACACAACACAAACTATGCCGTGCCGTGGGCAAATTTTAGACATTCATCATTACCAAGCTTTGTTCTCTCTATTGGGAACTCGCTTTGGCGGCGATGGACAAAGAACATTCGCATTACCTGATCTAAGACCTTGGAACGATGTAGGACCAGATTATGGTCATCGCACTCGTCGCGAATGGCACGAAGATGAGTTGGTCGCTCATATGGTAATGAACGGGGTTTATCCTTCACACGGATAATTGGTTGGCACAGAAGGTAACGATCCTTCCACCCCTGTCTTATCAGGACAGTGCTCTACCTCTGAGCTATGCGCCAATGATTCGTTACACCTTACAGGTTTAGCCCTTTCGCGAACAGAGTCAGCAATCCTGTATTCGTAAGCTTTCCCTCATGTTGGGCTTACTAGGTCTCCCCTGTCTTATCTAGAAAAACGGGTAATTTGGTGGGTGAGAAAGGATTCGAACCTTCTAAGTCATAGACAACGGATTTACAGTCCGCCGCAACACGCCGTCGTTGCCGCTCACCCGAACAAGTATTATTCTTTTTCTGGCCACTGAACTATTAAGTTTGGGTCAGTAACCTTTACATCATTAATACGAATGCCACCCTGTTCAATCAATCGTCTAGCTGCACTCTTGCTTTTTGCAAATCCAGCAGCAATGACTATTTCGACTAACGAAACAGTTCTTGGTACAGTTATTTCAGGTAACATTGTATTCTCCTAAAAAGCGCCAACCTCACAGTTATTCGGCTGGCTGTCTGACATTCATGACGCGCATCACTGCTACGTAGTCAGATCAAATTGGTGCCGCATGAGAGAATCGAACTCCCATCAGAGGATTACAAAGCCCCTGTACTGCCATTGTACTAATGCGGCATTAATGGTGGACCTGTGGAGAATCGAACTCCATTCATCCCGGTGCAAGCGGGATATAATACCCATTATACTACAAGCCCAATAATTTGGCGAAGGTCCTAGGAATCGAACCTAGTTCTCAAGGTTTTGGAGACCTGCGGATTGCCATCTTCCTCGACCAACGCACTTAAATGGAGCGGAGCGAATCACTCATACAAGTTTCTACTCCACATAAATTGCTGGCGCGTTTTTATAGAGGTGTCAGCCCGTCCTCTACTGGTACGCACAAGAGACAGAGTGCACCTACCATCTCTATAGTAGTCCAGCGATTAAATTGGTCGGAGTAGTAGGATTCGAACCCACGACCCTCTGCTCCCAAAGCAGATGCGCTACCAGACTGCGCTATACTCCGTTAATTGGAGGACCACCGGGAAGTCGAATCCCGACCTGAAGGATTAAGAGTCCTTTGCACTACCATTATGCTAGTGGTCCAATGTTATCACTTCAGAAACCCACCAACGGATTCGAACCGTCCATCTTGAACGCCACAAGGCGCGACTGTGTCCACCACAAAGGCAGTAGCTACAATGCCTCGGTGGGTTTCTGAAGAGATAACTTTCGTTATCTCAGATCAACAATTTCAATCAGCAGCTTTATCATTCACTTTACACACTATACTTTAGACAGTATTTAAAGTCAACAATAAAAAAAGGCGGGAGTTTCGTCCCGCCTTTAAGAACCTATTTAAGATCCTTTATTCGACGAGACCTGCGGCAAGAGCCTTGTATCCTGCAGCAATTAGTTTACGTGATGGTGTACCAAAGCGATACTTCTGAGTCACGCGACCCTTTGAATCTGTATGTTGATTCAAGTAAATCGGGTAGCCTTCCATACGGAGAGTATAGACAGTATTATAAGGATTGGCTACATTATAGCGAGCAGAGATCTGCTTGGCTGTGAGTTCCTCACCCTTTAGAACAAGGGCTTCGTAAACTCGATCAGTAGCTGTAGAAGTCATATTCATTCGTTTCTCCATTTCAACATTATTTAGTCATTATAAACTAAAGACGAATTAAAATCAAGCTCTTTTTTAGAGCATATCAATTAATCGTCCTTCACTATTCACAGCACGCACCCGCTTTCCAGGATATTGAGAAGCAAGCTGTTCCATCGCAGCGACAATCATCGCTGGGATATTGCGTGTAACATGACCAGTTCGCCAGTTACCAGTATCGTCCTGGAGCTGGATTTCGATATTACCGAAATCAGTTGTCCCGATCGATGCTGAAGCATTGGTCGAGTAGTGCGTTGAGCTCAGCTCGATTCGAGCAAGCCAACTTAACAGTTTTCCAATCATCGTTAGTATTTCTACCGCTTATCTCTATAAGAAATCCGTTATCAATCATCTTTATGTTTATATCTTCGCCTATCTTACAAATAAAGTCAACAACTAATTTACTCATCCGCGCCTCGATTTTGTTCCAACAGTTTTTATATCAGTTTCAGGAGTACAATACTGCAAGCCACCCTTATTATAGAGGGGCATAACACGAGAAGCTTTATCTAGAATCTCTTTGCGAACATGTTCCGGCTCTTTATGGAGCCGAGTCATAATATCTTTCTTCGCGCAAGAATCTCTAGATCCAGACATCTCGACAGATTCGTACTTTCTTTCAACCTTTATAGTCTTAGTATACTCTTCTTGCCAATTAATGTCAAGCTTTTTCTTTGCTTTCAACTGATTGGGGGAAAGTCCGCGCTTTTCCAACCATTTCTGATGTTCGACATCAGACTTACTGGGCTTGCTCTTACGTTTCTTAGAGTTCGTAGTCGTGTAATATGCAGGAAGTAGATGCATAGTCATACATTTAATCTCCTATCGTAGGAGTAGTATACTATGGTTCCGAATTATTGTCAAGCAGATCTTTTATAGCTTCTTCTAGAGCAGTTTTTTGCAACCCGTATATCGGGTTTAAATTTTTAATGACGTAAGTGTGGTTACAAAGATCGGTTTCTTTATTGATCTTATATCGAATATCGATAACCTTTTGTAAGGATAAAACGAATTCGTCAATCTTCTCTTGCTTCGACTTCATCGTCTTTTCCATCATCAACGATTATGTATTTGGCATCTTTGTCAAAGACGGCATATGCTTCTAACAATTTTCTAACTTTATGAAGTCTAGAAATAGACTTGTTTAATGTTTCTTGAACAATTGGATCGTTCTCTCCACCATACAAATCCATTAAAGCAGCATCAATATTAGAGTCCACTGAGTAGTCTATATGATACTTAATAATGTCTC